ATTCAAAATAATAAAATAAATTATCTTTTCACACGTTAGAAAATTTATGTTATCATAATTAATTTATCCACTTTTTGGGGCATCGGTAGACATCGCTTATCACAATTGTGTTCGCTATCTACATATTATTATATTATTTCAATATAATATAATATATTTATGTCGAGTTATTCCCAATATTTAGGTTCACAGAGATGCTATCAATTAAAAGGTTTAGGTCAACAAGGACCACAAGGATCTCAGGGACCCCCGGGTCAAATTGGACCACAAGGTTCAACTGGCCCATCTTTAACTGGCTCAACAGGACCAACGGGAAGAAGTTGCAGAGGGAGCACAGGACCGCCTGGGCCAACCGGTTCAACGGGTGCAACTGGTTTAACAGGAAATACTGGTTCAACTGGTTCGATTGGCGCCACGGGTGCAACTGGCGTAACGGGTGCAACTGGTTGCACCGGCCCCACGGGGGCTTCTTATACTGGTGCGACTGGAAGTACTGGTGCAACTGGTGCAACTGGCGCTACTGGCGCGACCGGAATAACCGGCGCAACCGGAGCTACAGGACCAGTAATGGGAATAACCGGAGCCACGGGAATACAAGTAACAACAATTAATCCTTTGAATGTTAAAGTTGGGTTGGCACCATATCCCACTTCAAATCCTATTGCGAATAATTACAACATAAATCCAAATTCTTATTATACCATTGTTACGGATGGTTATGGAAGAAGTATAGTTGATATATCTAGCGTTCATCTTACTTCAATTACACCGTTAACGTATACAACTTCTTCGTTTAATGACGCATTCAATGTTAAATACACTTACTATGATTTTTATGACACAACTCAAACAATTTATTTTACTGTCAATTCGCTCGGATATTCTAATGGCATTGTTAGTTTGCTCTTAGTAGGCGGAGGCGGAGGCGGTTCAGGTTACAACGATATACAAAAATTGCCTGCTAATACGGGTTATCCAACAGGCAATGGGGGAGCAAGTGGTGGACAAGTGTTACTAGTCGACAATTTTAAACTTCAACAGGGCGCAACATATACCATAACTATAGGAGCTGGAGGCTCAGGAGGCGCAAAGAACACATCTGGGTCTAATGGCGGTTCTACTACATTTAGCAACTATAATTCTGGCAGTCCAATTAAAATTTTCGAAGCTGGTGGAGGCGTAGGCAGCGTATTATACGACAACGTTACACCAGCTTACGGTATATCAGGCGAATGTATTTATCCTATATTAAACGGTTCTTTATTGACATCATCGGGTGCAGGTTCGGCGTGTTCAGTGAGTGTTAGCTCGGTTGTGACAGTTAATCCACCGGGGGCGGGTTATTCTATTTCTTACGGAACTGCTATTGCACCTTATGTGAATTCAAATGTTCCTCCCATTACACTAGGTTATAATCCGGGACCCGTTGTTTGGTCGTATGGAAACTTTGGTGGTTCTTGTGACGGAAGTGGAAATGCTGGAGGTGGTGGTGGTGCGGGGGGCGCTGGTGCTGCTGGTTATTACGGTGTAAATTCACAATATCCTGGGCAAGGATTGGTTGATAATGGAGGAAACGGTGGTGGGGAATTGTTTGTATATTTTACGAGTGCGGCCTATCCGGTTTCGAGTTTAACGAATCCTTTAAATCGAGGTGGGCTTGGCGGAGGAGCGGGTGGTCTGCCGATTTTGAATCAATATGGTTCTTACGCATTTCCTGGATTAGCCGGAGGAATAAATACCGGAACGAGTAGCAATGGAGTTGTATTAACTACTGCCGGTGCACCTGGAACAGGATGTGCAGGAGGTTCAACTCCGTCGTCATTATCTGGTTCGGATGCCGGTCAGCCAGGCGGGTCAGGGAGATTTATATTGCGATTCTTGAGTTACACTTAACGTTATTATATTCAATAAATAAAAATATAAACAACTTATTTATATTTTTAAAATAGAAACATGACAACAATCGTATCGTGTTTTTTAGCTAATTCGAATAGTCGCCCCGATAGAATCCCTGAAAAATATATTGAATTGGGAAAAAAGTTATTGAAAATAAAAACACCGAAAATAGTTTTTATCGATGAGTCAATAATTGGTTATATAGAATACGACGCAAATTACACGAAATTGATTCCATTTAGACGAGACGATATTTATTTATATATGTACAAAGACAATATAACAAACTTTAATATAGTTACCGATTTTAAAGAAAAAGACACGCTGGATTATATGCTTTTGATTTGCAATAAAACAGAAATTATGAGAAAGGCGATTGAAATAAATCATTTTAAAACAGAGCAGTTTGTTTGGGTAGATTTTGGTATAAACCACGTATTTCGTTGCAGTGACATCGAATTTGAAAAGAAAATATTGAATATTGCAAAAAAAGATTACAAAAATGTGCGAATTGGTTCAATTATAGACCCTCGCCTTCCAGCGAATTCTTTCAAAAAAGATATTTATAGAGAAATTGCGTGGTATTTTGCTGGTGGCGTTTTTGGTGGTTCAATAAATGCGCTTATTGAATTTGCGAATCTAGTTAAAGAAAAATCAATAGAAACGATTTTTGAAAAGAACACTATTATGTGGGAGGTCAATATATGGTATCTAGTTTTCTTGGAAAATAAAAAATTATTTGACCTATATTTTTGTGACCACAATGAAACGCTTGTAACTCTCTACTAGCGCGACCACCCCCCCCGCTCCCGCTCCCGCTCCCTTATCCGTACATCTCTCTCATTTCTGAATAAGTCATTTCTCTACCTGTTTGTTTTTTGAACTCTTCGCCACCTTTTTTCATTATGTTGATAAGAGCATTTTGGGTTTCTTCTAAACTACGTTTTTCTTCTGATAAACGTAAATTTTCCAATTTTTTCTCTCCATCTTTTTCAAGTTTTTTCATTACTTCTGTTGTATTCATATCTATAATGTAAATACATATGAATTTTTATATTCTTTTACGAATATTTTAGAAGTGAATCAATGTATTTTTTGTCGTAAATCGCAATCTTTGTGGTTCTATCCCACGTACTGTAAGGAATAATAACCCGGTCATCTTCGACAATTAATCCAATACAATATTCAATACACTCACCTTCAAATTTGAATGGTGCAGAATAACGCAGCAATCGCATTGAGTTGTCAAAAACAACAACCAAGTGATAATAATGACGAGGTTGTTCATAAGATACAATGTGCGTTACAAACCATATTTCGTTATTATACGATAAGCCGCTCGACGACCCGCGCATATATTTAAAAATCTTTGGCACATCCTCGATTTTTTTAACCGATTCTAATGTGTGTGTGTATGTATTCAATTTGCATAAATGCAGCGGTGACCATTGATATATTATATGAACGGCATTTTCATAAAGCACGTAAACCCAATTTTTCTCGCAATTCGAATTTGAAAAACTAGATTTTACTTCTATAGATTCCATATAATTCTTGTTTTTATCATAATCACCTGTGCAAATACCAATATTTCCGTTTTGATGTAGCCCCGTTCCAATAAACATCATTTTTCCGGAAGAGTTGCAATCATTTTTGAAAATTCTAACATCTTCAATGCCAATATATCTTCTGTTGTCAAAGACCGAATTGATTAATTTTTCTTCAATAATCTTGAAATCTTTGGTAAACTCAAAAAATTTGTTTATCGAAATAATATAATCATCACAATCGTGATAAGCGCCATTTGAGTCAATTGTGTAATTAACTAATCTCATATTCATTAAATATCCTCCTCTTTTTTCATCTTTTACAAGATTATTAGGTATTATACTAGAAGACGACGATTTGAAATATCTCTCTTTTCCGTCAATTTTGTGCTTCAATGTTGTAGACATATCCAGAATGACTAATGGTTTTAAAATATCCTTGTAGAATTTCATATTCGAAAGTGTATTATCAATTATATGTTGTTCATTACAATGATTGAAAATGGAAATCACTTGTTCATTTATATTTGTGATTCCCAAATAACATGACAAGATAGAGAGTTCATATTCCAATTTATAACTGTACACGTCATTGTTCAAGAACAAATAACTATCTTTGTCAGTAGCCTTCTCCAACGATTCTTTGGCCATTTTATAAAAAGAATGGGCGACTTTGCACTTGTTTACTATTCGGTAATGCTGTATAATTTCGTATAAATTTTCAATTCGATTCGGCAAAAAATTGTAACCGTCTAACCAAGCAAATATTGCTTCTTCGATTTTTCCAATGTTTTTATAAGCCAATCCGATTCTATAATAACTGTACCACACTTCTTGATCCCATCCACCAATTTTAATCCTTTTTCTATATGTTTGTATAGCTTCCTCGAATTTTCCACTATCGTAATAGCTATTTGCCAAATAAAAATGATAACGGTCACTATTCGGGTTTTCTTCAATACCTTTTCTGAGCAAGCGAATATCGCGTTCAAATTTGTCCGATTTCGCACCCCCATCGCCAATATCGCGAATAAACAGCGACGTTTTTTCAATATTGAATGATGTATTTGTTGGCGGCGTTGAAATATATTCGTGGGTTACACCGATGTATAAATACAAACAATTATTTTTTACGATTCTCATATTGTTATAATAAAAATCGTCGCTTCCTTGCAATATCAAAAAAGAATCATATGATGATAAAATTGATTTTTTGAACTCCGGTTTTATTTCTAAAACCATATCAGCGTCTAACAACAATACGTAATCAGACATACCTAAACAGTGTTGTAATGCAACATTGCGATTGTGTGCAAAATTTACGAAAGGTTCATCGACTATTTTTCCTGGGATGCCCTTGTTTTCAAAATATTCTGAAATAACTTCTTTTGTGTTGTCTGTAGAACCGGTATCACAAATACAGAAACAGTCAATAATTGGAAGAACTGAATCAAATAATCTAGTTATTATCTTGCTTTCGTTTTTAACAATCATGTTCAAGCATAACGTAGATTCAGGTTCAACCTCTGTAATTGTAATATTCATTACGTTGAATACTAGCTTTGTTTTAAGTATTTTACAAATGCTAATATATTATATATTATTGAAGTTTTTTATTGTTCAATAAAGAACGCCACGAGTTTATACGTTGTTGTGCCGTAAATTTTAGAATATTGTGTTGTGTTTTAGAATAGTCAGTTATTAATAGTCCATCATCTTCGTGTTTAAAGACTCGGGTTTCAAACAGATTGGTTGCGTGTTCGAATGCTTTTTGAATGTCGCCATCTTTTTTATACATATCGTATATTAGACAACGGTCAAAATCGTACGCCGTAAGCAAATCCGCTTCTCTAACAATGTGATACGCCATTTGATAATTTTTCAATTCAGGGAAACCGTATTTTTTAATAGTTGAATAAGACATTGTTTGAATAATTTTTTTCGTTACAGCAATTTCTTTATTGGACAACTTGTCTGTTTCTTTTAAAAACCCGGTAATTTCATTGATACCAGTTTCTTCGTCGAGATACTTTTTGTCGCACATATCGTGGAGTATAGCTGAAACGTAAATTATTTTATCTTGTGATCTAATTTCTGGAGATTTAGGTAATTGACTGTTGTAAATATTGTGAGCAAAATTTAAAACATTCATACTGTGAGACAAACCGTGAGATTCATCAATGTTGTATTTTTTGCTAATTATTATAACAAATTGAAATAATTTTGTCAAAAGAGAAGTCATTGTGTTGGTTGTATTATATGCATATAAATAATTTTATATTCAATTTTTTAATTTATAATGCTAGTATAAAATGGCGGAAACGAGATTTAATAGTGATCCTTGTAGAATATCAAAAAAATTACAGCAAATGACTGACCCTGGAAGATATATGATGAACGCGCCAGGAAACGGAGAATATCCGGCTTATATGGCCGATCCTCAAATAATTATGCAAAAATGGGGCGCAAATTTAAGAACGAATTCTATCAATTTAGAAAGTGAATTACTCGGCGTAAATAGACCATTAAGCAAAGACTGTTTAGGAAAAGATGAATATCGGCGATTTGATTTCCATTCAAACGCGATTCAATATCCTGTTTGCAACAACCTAACAACTGAACAGTCAAGGACAATAATGCCGGCTTGGACTGCCAGAGACTTGGAACAAGTGGATTGGTATTATCCTCCATTGAATCCGCAAGAAAACACATGTATGTCTTTCCAAAATAACTTGAATACGCGGCTTTTAGAAAGGGATTCTTTTATAGCAAAAGTGCCGTGCAATTTATCAAATGATTACACACCTCTTTCCACAAATGTTCTTAAAGGCCAAAACACGTGCGCACAAACGGCATCTTGCTCTAAAATATAGTGGGGTTCCCATGCTAAAATTATAATACTTTATATATATAATACCAATGGAAATAGCCATACCAATGATAGCATTAGGAGGAATGTATGTAATATCAAATCAACCACCATCAAATAGTTCATCTGCTCAAAAAGCGAGATTAGAAAAAGGAATAAAAAGAATACAAGAAGATTTTACAAATATGGGGGCTAAAAAAGTTTTACCAAACACAAATATACCACCCCAAAATTATCCTGTTTCGAATTTAAACGAATTGGTTGATACAGTCCAAAATTATCCCAATCCAAACGCAGCAACCGACAAATACTTTGACCAAAATTATTATGAGAGAAAAGAAAATGCTGGAAAGAAAGTGGGAAATAATATACAAGAAATTTATTCGCTTACAGGCAATTATTTAGACAGCAAAGAATTCAAACACAACAATATGGTGCCGTTTTATGGAGGGAAAATAAAAGGACAAGTCTATGGTGTAAATATGGCCGAAACCATTTTAGATAATATGTCGGGAACTGGTTCTCAAGTAATAAAAAAAATAGAGCAGGCACCGCTATTTAAGCCTCAAGAAAATATGCAATGGGCAAATGGAACGCCGAATATGAGCGATTTTTTTCAATCAAGAGTGAACCCTGGTATGAAAAATAGCAATGTTAAACCATTTGAATCAGAGTACGTTGGTCCCGGTTTAGATCAGGGATATACCACAAAAGGCAGTAATGGTTATAATTCGGGTATGGAAGCGCGAGATGCGTGGTTGCCAAAGACAGTGGATGAATTGCGTGTTTCAACAAATCCTAAATTGGAGTATTCTCTCGAGAATCATCAAGGTCCATCTTATTCACACGTTCAAAATGTGGGTATTTTGGGGAAAGTTGAGAAATATCATCCAGATACTTTTTTTATTAATACGCAAGACCGTTGGTTAACCACTACTGGTCAAGAAAAGGGACAAGCATTGCGGCCTATTCAAGAAGTGCATTCTACTACTCGTAATAGCACAACAAAAGAGTATGGTGGTGTTGCAGGCGGAGATAAAAACGCGAGTTATGTTCCTAGTGCTTATACTGCTCCAAAGAGAGCCGAGTTAGATGTTACGGACGTGCCTGCATCAGCTGCCGCGGGACGTGGTCCCAGTGAAGACGGAGACAATTTTATTCGAAGCCACACTGGTTACGAAAATAATCGATCTACAACAAGACAACCCGACACGTATCGCAGTTCTTTCACTGGAGCGATTGGCGCGGTTATTGCGCCGCTTATGGACGCGTTTCGACCCACTAGAAAAGAAGAATATGGTTCAAATATTCGCATTTACGGAGATGCTGGAACAAACGTCAAGCAGAACTATGTATTGAATCCTGGAGATGCACCTGCGACAACGATAAAAGAAACAACATTATATAGTCCTGATTCTTACATTGGAAACCAGGCAAGTGTGGGGTATGTTTTACATAATCAACAAGCGATTGCGAATCAACGTGACACAACTACGTGTGGATACGTGGGAAGCGTTGGAGGAAACGGTGCCGCTAGACAAGGAGAGGTAATTGTAGACGCGGCTTATAGACAACATAACAATGATAGGTTGGAACAAACGCAAGTAAGTTATACACCTCAAGGAGGAACGCAAATTTATAACCAGCAAATGAATGTGAATGTGGCGCGCATAGATTCTGACCGTAACAATCCTAGAATGTGGGTGCCGAATGCGTCGACTGTCTCTCAATTGCCCGCTGGGAAAGCGCAATATGGCCAGATTCGCGGAAAACAACAATACGATGAAGATAAAATCGGTGTTCAAAGAATCCAGCCTGAATTACTTGATGCGTTTAGGTCTAATCCTTATGCGCAATCGTTGCAAAGTTGGGTGAATTTTTAATAAAAATTTCACGGGTCGAATTCTTTTAGTTTATCGAATTTACCGTTTTCACCGTTTTCTTTTTCATCGCTATTTTCGGTATTTGTTTCTGTAAGATCGCCATAATCAATGGATAAAAAATTATCTCCATAGTCGCATATAATTTCTTCGTTATCGATTATAATATAAACAAGTTCTTCGTCGTTCATACGAATTTTCAAGTATTTTTTTGTATTATTTTTCAAATTTTTTTTTAAAAATCTTTTATGAGGAATTCTACTGAACTTATTATAACTAGCATAGTATAATTTTTGCAACAATTCAATAGCTGCAAGAAAAATAATAGAAGAATTAAAAATAATTAACTGGTCGTCATTTATACCTACAGAATAAGTTACTAAACAACCTGTTGAAATTAGAAGAAGAATTTGGGGAGCCAGAGCATAGTAATTGTAATTTTTGCTTTTGTAAACTGACCAGTATTGCGGAATGTAACGCACAATATTGATAATAGTAGCTGATGTTATTAACATAGTATAATAATTGTAGTTGTTTTGCATTTTTATATAATATATTGAAGCCAAAATATTATATACAGAAATTTTGAGCTTGAGTTTAAAAATCAATGTTATTAACATAAATTCAATATAAATATAAACGCAGTATTATAGTAATAATTTAGTTAAATTGATATGCCATTGAAAATTCACGAAAATATTATGGAGAAGCTAAAATACTTTCACGAAGCGAAGAAAATACCGAATATAATATTTCACGGCTCTTCGGGGTCAGGAAAACGAACAATCGTAAACGATTTCATAAATATTATTTATAATGAGAACAAAGAAATGATAAAAACATTTGTTATGTATGTAAATTGTGCACACGGAAAAGGTATAAAATTTATACGCGAGGAACTGAAGTTTTTCGCCAAGACGAATATTCATTCAAACGGAGGTGATATTTTTAAAAGCATTGTTTTATTAAATGCTGATAAGCTAACAATAGATGCGCAATCTGCACTGCGTAGATGCATTGAACTATTTAGTCACACTACGCGGTTTTTTATAATAGTGGAGGATAAATACAAACTATTGAAACCAATCTTATCGCGTTTTTGCGAAATATACATTCCAGAACCAATGCACAACGGGGTTCCAATAAACTTGTATAAATATAATTTGAATGAGACATTTAAATTGAAAGATTTTAAAAAAACGAGGATGGAGTGGTTGAAAAAAGAGTTGCAAAAAGTTTTTTTGGAAAAAGAAAAAGAAAAAGAAAAAGAAAAAGAAAAAGAAAAAGAGAAAGAAAATTTTGCGGCTTGTAATTTAATAACCTTGTCTGGGAAGTTATACGAAAAAGGATACAGTGGATTGGATGTAATTCAACTCTTGGAAACAAGTGGCTCAAGTAGCAACAAATTTTTGAATTTGACAAATGAGAAAAGGTATGAGCTATTATTTGCGTTCAACAAAGTTAAAAAAGAATTTAGAAATGACAAATTGTTGATTTTATTTATTTTGAATTTTTTGTTTGTGAGTTTAGATTTCAGTTTAGAAAATATTACATTCATGTAAAATGGACGATTTTAACGTATCGAGTTTACATGAATCAAAAAATGAATGGGGTTCTCGATTGCTAACAATTTTAACGCCATTGGTTGTAGAAGGATTAAAATCAATATTCGAAGAAGCAGTTCTTTTATGCAAATCAAATAATGAAATGGACAAATATTTAATGACTTTTCAAAATTTCATTAGTCGTATTCCAAAATGGAACGCAAACATAATTGAAACCGAAAAAAATAGAATCATTGAGAGAAGTGGATGCGGCTATTTAGAAGATTTAGTAACTTGTGTGCACATTATTCAACTGAAATTATTAACTGCTATACGAGTTGGTCAAAAACAGAAGAAAATCGATATTACCATTCCCAAATTGGACGACTTTGTTCATAAAATTTACATCAACGTCGCAAGGAAAATTTATAAAACTGTGTATCTATTTGAAAGGAACATACCTCCTTTACAAACGCAAAAAAATCAACGAGAATTAGAAATTATTATTCAAGAATGTATTTTGAATACAGTGAGAGAAAGCATTCCCGTTGAGACTATTCTACGCGCTTATATGGATGAAACTGTCGAGGAATATGTAACTGAAGAAATCAAAGAAGAAGTTGTAGAAATACCAAAAGAAGAAGCCAAAGAATATGCTGAAGAAAAAGAAAAAGAGAAAGAAAAAGAGAAACCTCACATTATTAGTGAGCAACCATCTTTAGAGTCAGAAAATGAAAAAATAATTGAAACGCAACAGCAATCTTATATTCCAGAAATTCCTGATTTTCCAGAATTGCCAGAGGATACTAGTCAACAAACCCAAGTTACATTTAGTAATAGCGACAACTTTGAAGAAACCGTTCGTAAAGTCGCATACGATTCAGAAGATGATGAAACGGAATCTGAAAACGTTCGATTAAGAATTCAAGACCACGTAAATTTAGATTCTCTCGACGTTCACAATTTAGACCCGGCACCAATGAATTTAACGGATGATTTATTATTAGACGACATTGAAGTTTTAGCCTAAGTGCGTAAAAAAAATAATAAGAAATTGCCAATGTAAAATAGATGCAAAATATATTTATAGTTGCGGCAATAATATCAGTTGTATTTTTCATTGTGAAATTCATAGAAATGAGATTTGTGGACAAAGAGAGTAAACCGTTAAAATTTTTGATACGCGATTCTTTATTAGTTTATTTTAGTGTAATAGCCGGAAATTTCGTAATCGAACAACTGAAGCCGGTAATACAGGAAGGCGGCGAAGCCGCTGTAACAGCCCCTGCGGTTTTTACTGATAATCCAGGTTTTTAGATTAGCAGGGAACCCCGGTTCCTATAGCTCCGCAAAGCACCCCTCCGGTAAATAATTATTTTATTCTCAATCTATTTCCTAATGTGTGAAAATAATAAAATAAATTATCTTTTCACACGTTAGGAAATTTATGTTATTATAATTAATTTATTCGCTTTTTGGAGCACTGATGGAGATAGCTAATTTATTCATTTTTATTTATTGTCTTTTTGTACGACAATAAATAATTATCTACCAGTCCAAACTTTAACGACAACATTATTTGCCTTCTTATTTGTTTGTATATCTTTAAAATATTTTTCCCACGAATATCCCCAAGGACAATAATTCCCAATGTTTCCCAACAAAGAATTTATTTTAACCAATTCGACAAATTCATTATAAAACAACGAACCAAATATTCTCTCCAAACAACATCTGTCACTTCTATTTTTAACTACATTCAAAAGGTTGAATATATTATATTTATTTTGCAAAGTGCACAAGAAGTTGTAATTTATGTAACTTTGCACTCCAAAACAACCATTCCATCCCCCATTTTTGAGAGAAAGAATCTGATATTTGTCCGTTCCTACAATATTTTGCTGTATTCGATAATTGTTTTTTAAATGGTTAACAAGACGAATTATATTGGGCAAATTTTCCGGTTTTTCTTCTGTAAAATGCCACAGCGGAATAACTGGAACCATCAACTTTGAAAACTTTATTTTTTTGTGGAAAAATACGCTATCGTGAATAATTACAGCATTGTCAAAAAAATGATTTTTATAAAAATAATAATAAGGAAGCACTTCACCTCTACCTGGGAACTCAGATTGAATATATTCAACATTTTTATATTCATATTCTTCTTTCAAAAATTCTACATTACTGTTATCATCGATTACTACAATCTTATATTTTTCTGGTGAATAAAATCGTCTAATACATTGAATACAATGATTCCAATATAAGTTAGTTGTTTCTGAATTGACGTGTCGTGCAATGATAAATCCATACGACATTTTTTATTAATAATATTAGTTTATTTTTTTATTTTCACAAGTAACCGCTAAATTTGGCATATTATCAATATTTATTATTTTCTCAATGGCGCTTTTTGAAATATCCTTTTTCGACACTTGGAAAGTTTTGAATTCATCTCGTTCCAATTGAGCTTGTGGCGTGTGATTATGAACACATCGAGCTATCATTTTATACAATTTAAAATCGGGGTATCTCTCCATTCCGTTGTTCTTATAAAGAATATTCACACCGTTGTCGTCTGAACACCATTCGTATATTAATCTAACAACTGGTGAGCATTTTGTTAAATCAGCGACGTCGTCCAAATCTTCGATCACGTAATCGAAAATAGAACACGCTAATCTACACAAATCAAAACTATAATTTGGTTCTAATCTGGGTTTATTTTCGTTGAAATATGGTTCCGAATTGTATTGAGTTGCTGCGTCTGAACCTGGTTGAAAGCTATCACTGCAAAAAAGTTTACCATCAAATTTGTATATGCTTCTTCCAAAATCGATAATCTTGAATAATCTACCAAATGTTGGAACCTTGTAATATTGTTTGTTATAACAGTAATAAATAAATTGTTTATCTGTTTCTACATACATAACATTATTCGTGTGCAAATCATTGTGTGTGAATGAAAAGCATTTTTGATAAGTGATTAAAATCATAATAATTTGCATAAAAGCAGAAAACCATTCTTCTTGAGTCAAATCTTCATCGGCGATTAAATCGTCAAATGTATTGTCACAGCATTCCATACAGATTACATTTACAGGGAATCTAGGTATAACAACTTCAACACTTTGTTCTTCACTACTTTCACTAGAATTGTCGGAATTCCACTCGGCTGAACTGTCTTCATTAGAATCACTATGTTTTTTTTCATCTTCTTCTTGTTCATCATCCTCGTTTGTATGAGAAGTTCGAGATGAACACGTTGAGCCGGATTTTATAGTTGTTGTTTTGTTTATCGATTTTGGTGAAAGTTCCTCGGAATTTGTAATATCAAGAAGTGTGTGCTCGTATAAATTTTGTTCCGTCAATTCTTTTGGTTCACCCTTTTCGGCCAGTGCCTTTTTTTCAGTTGATTCAGTTTCAACAAATAAATCTTCGTATAAATTTTCGTTTATCGATTGAACCGAAATGAGGGATTTGTTGCTTTGATTGTGAATTTTAATAGGAGCTAGAGTTGGCTTTTCAGGGTTGCTTAACAAAAAGCTGTAGTCCTCTACTTGAAAAGCTACGTTTTTATTCTTGTTGAAAAAATCTGACTGTGACAAATAATCAATGTCGTCTATTACATCCATTTTGAAATTATTTTTTATGCCTATATAAGAACCGTAAAAATCTACACCGTTGATAAATTTGTAGTTGTGAATTAATTTGCTCGATAAAAAAGAGAAGAAAGAGTCGACGTAAGATGCATTATTTTCGTCTAATAATTTAGGATGAACATCGGAAATTGTGTTATTCAATTTGGGTAGCGTATACAACGACTCATCGTTAACATTGTATTTACCAATCAAAAATTTGAAGGGGTCGATTAAAGGTGCGAATTTGAAAAACACGGGTTTCTCTAAAACCTTGTCGTTTTCCAAATTTTTTATGAAACAATCTTGATAATTGTATTCATTTTCTGCGTTAGTATTTATGCTATAAATGTAATATTTGTTGTTCAAATTGATAGAATTGTAATTGTTTGGTGTTAGCGAAAAAAACTTGCTATAAATAGGTGCGTAATTTTGTATGGCTGAAAAGGACAATTCAGGATTCTCTTTAAAAATTTTAAAAAGTTCGGTGTTCTTGCGTTTTTCGTAATTTATCATATTACTTGTCATTAGCTAAATAATATATAAATTATATATAAATTTAACTCACTAAATCTAAAAAAGTTTGGTATGCGTAATTTTATTTGTTCTAATTTTCTAAAGTAATAAATAATGACTCTAGAACTTAGAAAATTTGATATGAAAACAATTAGTTTTAAGCCGAATGAATCCAAGGGTCCCGTTGTCGTTTTAATCGGGCGTCGTGATACCGGCAAATCCTTTCTTGTAAGAGATTTACTTTTTTATCATCAAGATATTCCGATTGGCGTTGTTATTGCTGGAACAGAAGAGGGAAACGGATTTTACGGTAAACTGGTGCCCAAGTTATTTATTCACAATGAATACAATACTGCAATCATTGAAAATATATTGAAACGACAAAAGTCTGTCTTGAAACAAATCAAAAAAGAAATGGAGACATTTAAACGCAGCACAATTGACCCACGTGCATTCGTTATTTTGGATGATTGTCTTTATGACGCTACTTGGGCTCGCGATAAAATGATGAAACTTCTCTTTATGAACGGTGAATGTTTGCCGTAGTTATTCCAAAAGAATAGCTAGTAAATATGTTTAGAGTAACGTATTTGCGACACATCCAAATTGCGGAGACGTCTTGATTAAGAACTTATAGAAAGTTCTTTGAAGGTTTATACTACTA